ATCCTCAAATCGTTCACCGGAGCCACAACCCGCGCGCTGATCGCCGCTTTCGCCGGCCATCGGTTCAAGCTGTGCAGCACCGCAACGCCCGCGCCGAATGACCACATGGAACTCGGGCAACATGCCGAGTTTCTCAGCATCATGCCGAGCAATGAAATGCTGATGCGATGGTTTGTGGCCGATCAAACGCAGATGGGCCGCTACCGGATCAAAGGCCACGGCGAAGGCGATTTTTGGGACTGGATGGCCTCTTGGTCGCGTTGCGCGGAAACGCCGGCCGATCTTGGGTTTGACGCATCGCGCTTCATTCTGCCGCCAATGAACGTGCACCGTCATGCGGCGATGGGTGACATTCGGGCACCGGCCGGCGCGCTGTTTATGGAGGATTTGAGCGCGACGAATATCCATGAGGTGAAGCGCCAAACTGCCGACGTGCGCGCGCAAGCCGTGGCGGATCTGGTCAAAGCCGAGCCGGACGAAGCGTGGGTGGTTTGGTGCGATACCGATTACGAAGCCGACGCCCTGGCAAAGCGGCTACCCGACGCGGTGGAAGTCCGCGGCTCGCATTCGGTGGAGCGCAAGGAATCCGGGTTGGCTGATTTTGCCGAAGGTCGCGTCAAAACCATCATCACCAAAGGCGCCATCTGCGGCTATGGCCTCAACTGGCAGCATTCCGCTCGAGTCGTCTTTGCCGGCCGTTCGTTCAGCTATGAATCGTTCTACCAGTCCGTCCGCCGCTGCTGGCGGTTTGGGCAGACCCGGCCCGTGGATGTGCATCTGATCGTGGCCGAAGGTGAGGATCAGATCGGCCGCGTTATCGACCGCAAGGCCGGCGATCACACAACCATGAAACGGGCGATGGCCCTCGCCATGCGCCGGGCGCTGAACGAAGCGCAACTCAAAATTCCATACAACCCAACTCATATCGGGAGCCTGCCATCATGGCTGAAATCCGCTGCTTGAACGAAGCCCACGGCGAAAATTGGACCGTCTACAACGGCGATTGCGTGGATGTGGTGCGGCAGTTGCCAGACCGCTCGGTTGATTTCTCGGTTTACTCCCCGCCGTTCTCCGGCCTCTACATCTACAACGACAGCGCGGCCGATATGGGCAATTCGTCAGACGACGAGGAGTTTATGTCGCACTACCGCTTTTTGTTGCGGGAAATGCACCGCGTCATGCGGCCTGGCCGGATCGTGGCCGTGCACTGCAAGGATTTGGTGTTCTACAAAAATGCGCGCGGCTCTGCCGGGTTGCGTGATTTCCCCGGCATGCTTATCCGCGAACATGAAGCGGCCGGCTTTAATTTCCACTCCCGCGTCACGATCTGGCGTTGCCCGGTGCGGGAGATGACCAAAACCAAAGCGCACGGCCTGCTCTACAAGCAGTTGCGCGCGGACTCGTCGTTCTCCCGCCAAGGACTGCCTGAATATTTCGTCATCTTTCGCAAATGGGCAAAGGAAGGCGACGAGGTTGACGTGCTGCCGGTGGAAAAAACCACGACGGAATATCCGCTCGATTGGTGGCAGGAAGCCGCGTCGCCGGTATGGATGAACACGCGCGAAACGGACGTTTTGAACGCCATCCGCGCGCCGGGCGACGAAAAGCACATCTGCCCTATGCCGCTCGATCTGACCGAGCGGGCAACCCGGCTGTGGTCAAATCCTGGTGACGTGGTGCTATCGCCTTTCACCGGCATCGGATCTGAAGGCGTGGTCGCGCTGCGCAACCGGCGCAAATTCGTCGGGGTGGAACTGAAAGACGCATATTTCCGACAGGCCGCGCGGCACCTCGATGTTGCGTCACGATCCTCCGGCACGCTGTTCGATTCGATCGGCACCGCCGCATGACCCTCGCTCTCCGACCCTACCAGCGGGAGGCGATCGATGCGCTCTACTCCTGGTTCAATGATAACGACGGCAACCCGCTCGTGGTCATCCCGCCCGGGGCCGGCAAGTCACTCGTCATCGCAACATTCATCCGCGAGGCATTGGAAGCGTGGCCCGACACGCGCGTGCTCGTGCTCACACATGTCAAGGAACTGATCAGCCAGAATTTTCAAGAACTGCTCGGCTTCTGGCCGGACGCGCCGGCCGGCATCCAGTCGGCCGGGCTGGGCAAACGGGATTTGCACTCGCGCATTCTGTTCGCCGGCATCCAGTCCATCCACAAGCACGCCGTCACGCTGCAACGGGTTGATCTGGTGTTGGTGGACGAGGCGCACCTGATCCCGCGCAACGCCGATACGATGTATGGCCGCTTTCTCGACCAACTCCGCCAGATCAACCCTTACATCAAAATCGTTGGTTTCACGGCCACGCCCTACCGGCTTGACAGCGGAATGCTGCACAAAGGCGAAGGCGCGGTGTTCTCTGATGTGGCTTACGACGCCGGCATCCGCGACGTGATCGAACAGGGCTATCTGACGCAGCCGATCACGCAAGACGCGTTGGCGCGAATCAACACGGACGGCATCGGCACGCGCGGCGGTGAGTTTATCGCCGGCCAACTCGCACGCGCGGCGAGTGACCCGGAAGCGGTGGAAGCCATCGCGGGCGAAATCGTGGAAGCCGGGCGGGACCGCAAGGGTTGGATCGTGTTCGGTTGCGGTGTGGAGCATTGCACCATGCTGCGTGACGCCCTGCGCGACCGTGGCGTGACCTGCGAGGCCATCTATGGCAAGGCGGCGGCGGCAGATCGTGACAGCATCATCGCGGCATTCAAGCGCCAGGAAATCCAGGCGCTCGTCTCCGTTGCGGTGCTCACGACCGGCTTTAACGCTCGGCATGTGGACCTGATCGCCATTGCCCGGCCAACAAAAAGCGTCGGGCTTTACATCCAGATGGTTGGCCGTGGCACGCGGCTATCCCCCGGCAAGACGGATTGCCTCGTGCTGGACTTTGGCGGCAACGCGCAACGGCACGGGCCGATCGATGCGCCGCGCGTGAAAGCGCCTGGCACGGGTGACGCCGACATGCCGGAGAAGCAATGCAAGGATCGCGTTATCGGTGGCTTCCAGATCACCGGATGCGATGCGTTCAACCTGATCGCGGCCGGCAAGTGCATATCCTGCGGGCAGCCGTTCGCGCGCGAAAGCAAGGTGGATCTGACCGCCAGCGCCGCGGCGATCCTGACGACGCACATCAAGCCGGAATGGTTGCCGGTGACGGATGTGATGTATCGACGCCACGAAAAGCCGGGAAAGCCGCCTTCGTTGTGCGTCACCTACCTGACGGGATTCAACGCGCATCGTGAGTGGTCCTGTTTCGAGCATACCGGCCCGGCGCGAATGCGGGCGGTGCAGTGGTGGCAGAAACGCGCGCCGGCCACGCGGGTGCCGAACACGGTTGCCGAGGCGATGGACAACCTGACCGCCCTGCGCAAGCCGACGCAAATCCTCGTCCGCAAGGCCGGCAAATACACGGAAATCGTTGGCGTGTCGTTTGAACCGATCACGCAACAGGAAGGGAGCAAAGCGCAATGAACGATCACGCCAACAAACGCGCGCCGTGGGCTGCCAAGCCGACCACGCTGCCGGCGCCTGAGCCGAAGCCGGCGCGGGTGAAGATGACGGAGGAGGAGAGGAGGGAGAAGGTGAAGGCGAGGGCCGCGGCATATTACGCGGCTAATCCGGAGAAGGTGAAGGCGAAGGCCGCGGCATATCGCGCGGCTAATCCGGAGAAGGTGATGGCGAAGGATGCGGCATATTACGCGGCTAATCCGGAGAAGGTGAAGGCGAAGGATGCGGCATATTACGCGGCTAATCCGGAGAAGGTGAAGGCGAAGGCCGCGGCATATCGCGCGGCAAATCCGGAGAAGGTGATGGCGAAGGATGCGGCACGGCGCGCGGCCAATCGTGAAGCCATCAACGAACGCCGCCGCCTTGCTCGTGCCGCCAACCGGGAAGCCATCAACGAACGCCGCCGCCTAGCTCGCGCTGCCGCCAAAGCGGCGGCCGCTGCCAACCCGCCCGCGTGAAATGGCCCGAATCACCATTGCGCTGCCGCAATCCCGCCTGCCTGCGACGCGCCTGGCATTGGGACTGGTGGAAGCCTGCACGGCACCTCAACGCGCATTTGATGATCCCGACATGCTCTCGAATTTGTCTCGAAATGATCCAGGAGCGACGAAATATGATTGACGCAAACGCAGCCGAATTGCGCGCTATGGATGCGGCCTCCGACGCGGCCGGCGAATTTATCGAAAAAACCGGGCAGACCGATATGGCGCGGTGGCAGCCAGACACATGGCAATCGTTCATCGCCACCGTATGCGGCGGATACGTCAACAGCATCATCACGCAACAAGTGGAAGTGAACGACGCGGCCGGCAAAGTGAGGGCCGGGTAATGGTCGCACTCGTATTCGACGCCACGGTCATTCCAGCCGCGCCGGAGGTAACCCTCACGTTTGGCCGCAACCGCTCGGAAATCCGGTGGAACGATCAGCGCGCCATGTCGTTCGTTGAACTGGCCGGCATGCTCTCGACGGCCACGGTCGGGCAGAAGGACGGCTCGTGCTACACGCCGGCCGTATTTAGCGGCACGGCCCGGCGCAAAGAGCAGGCGACCCGGATCGATATCGCGGTGCTGGACGCCGATTGCGGCCATTCGTTCGGTGAGATCGAACGGGCCGTCACCGCGCGGGGGTGGCGCGTCATCATCCACTCCACCTATTCGCACCTGTCCGACCAAACCGTCATATCCGCCGACGCCTATGACAAATGGGCGGCCGATCAGGGCGAAGGCGCGACGGTCGCCGCCTACATGCAGGCCAAGAAGGGCTATCTGCCGCGCGTGGTGGAATCAGCGCAGATCGTGGAAGAACTGCGGGACGGGCAATCGCGCAACTACATCATCAAGCATGCGCCATGCCCAAAGTATCGCATCATCCTGCCACTGCAAGACCCGTGGCGCGCGGCGGATTTCGACACGCAGCACATCGCCAACGCGACCTGGCGCGAGCGGATCGGGGCGCTCGCATTCGCCCTTCGCCTGCATCACGATCAGTCCTGCGTGGATACCTCCCGCCTATTCTACCTCCCGCGCATTCGTGACTCCGGGCAGAAATACGAGATGGCCTGCCTGGCCGGCACGGATTGCCCGATTTGGGAATTGCCCGAAGCGACCGAGGCGACGGACGAGGCCGGCAACCTATTCACCGCCGCGGCATCCCGACCACGCGGGCCGCAGATCGTGGACGCCGCGCACAAATGGGCGACCGATAAAACAGGCGCGCCATTCAACCTGACGGCATGGGCTGCCGAGTTCGCCGGCCGGTTTGAGGTGGTGACGGCATTGCGCGCCAAATCGCCCGGCCTGTTCGGATCGCGCCGGTCGGGCGTCAAATATCATCTCGAATGCCCGTCCTCCGCCAACCACACGACCGGCACGACGGACCGGACCGGCACCTATGCCGTCAACGCCAGCCAACTCGCCAGCGCCGGCCTGGGCGAGATGCAATCGGGCTTTGTGCTCCACTGCATGCACGCGGGCTGCGCCGGAACGGATCGGCTGGACCACATCGCCGCACTCCTCGGCCGTGGATTGCTGACCGCATCGGATCTGACCGACCCGGCCTTTCTGACCGCCGCACCGCCATTGGTTGACGTGGGGCCGATCCTCGAAAGCAAGGCCAATCGGCCGTTGAAGGACGCTGCCGAGGAAATCACGCCAAGCAACATCGCCGCCGCGTCGTATGCCGGGCTGCCGGGCGCGCTCGGGGCAATGCATGCGTGGATTTTGGCGACGTCGCCCAAGCCGCAACCCGAGTTGGCGCTCGGTGCCGTGCTGTCGTTCGCCGCCGCTGCCATCGGCCAGCGCGTCAAGCTCCAACGGTGGGGCCTGCGACCAAATATCTATGTCCTCGCCATCGCGCATTCCGGCGCGGGTAAGGATCGGCAGATCAAGGCGTGCAAGCAGATGGCACGTGAGGCCGGGCTATCTGA